GATCTAGAGTTAGAGGCAGACGTCGAGCATTCGGTTTTTGCCTTAAGGCAGCTAGTGAAGTGGCGGGTTGGTGTGCTCCCTACGGGTTGGGCCTCACCGTTGCTTCGATAGCTAGCTTTTTGGTAAACCGTGCCAAGGTCCATAATGACAGAAGAGATCATAGGGACATGGCAAATGTTCAGCGGTTGCCAACAGTGGGAGAGAGTCCTGGCTTAAAACCCGTTTTCAATGAAAACGGATTTGCATATTGGTACGATAGAGAGAATATAGCTCATATTGACCATGAATATATCGTACCTATAGGTGCACCCCAATCAGGCTCTTCGTTAGCCTGGATTGAGCCAAAATTTAATGCCCCATTAATAGCATATCTGCACACATACATAGCTCTAAGACCTAGAAATAGAGCTAATTTGTATGCCCTTCTGAACCGCGCTAGGGTCTGGTGCAAAGAAAAAGGGCTGAGTGAGCAGATAACAGCTAGTTTGGTACCATATTGTACAGCTGAAGCTTTCAAACAATCTTCTTCTGAAAGAGCAGCTGTAATGGTACTTAATGGAGCATCTGTCCAAAAAGCAGAAAGGGACGTTAAATTTCTGCAACAGGGGAAAGACGGGTTTATAGCCGACTGTGCAAGGGCATTATTGCCTGAGGCACATGAAGTGCAAAATTTTGTCCTGGCTTAGGGATACGTCCGGGTTTCTGCGCCGAAGATAGGAAACATGATAGATCTCTTAAAGTAGGCGCTAAAATTTCCGTTAGGGGTGTGGAATGCAAGGCTGACAGAACTAAATATTATACAGTGGGCATTCCACAAAGTCGTGAATTAAGAGATTCAGTATTGGACACTTATGTTGGTTGCCATAAGTGTTCGCATAATGTGGTTGAATCTCTTCATGAACGACTCATTGGAGAATCACCGCAACCAACGGAAAAAGGAAAACGGGTGTATAATTTAGGCATTAATTTACTAAGGGACAAATTTAAAAAATTCAACCTAGAACCTTTGTCATATGGTCAAGTGGTTAAAACTTATAGTGGACAAAAAAGGTCAAGATATTTAAACGCAGCTGAAACCATCTTAAATGGCAGATATTCCATGAGGCAGATCACTAAAGTTAATGCTTTTATCAAAAAAGAAAAACTGCCCATTGGAAAACCTACCAGGGTTATACAAAGCAGATCGCCTGTGTATAACTTGTTGTTGGGTAGGTATACTAAGGCCTTAGAACCATACGTTTTTGGTATTAAAACACCAAAATGTATTGGTGGAGTTGGTAAGATGTTTGCAGCTGGATTGGACGATTATGACAAAGCTAAACTCATAAAACAAAAGTGGGATAATTTGTCAGATCCAGTTGTCATCTCGATGGATTACAGTAGATATGACAAATGTGTTCGTCCATACCAATTAAAGGGGGAACATTCACTCTATTTGAATGCGTTTCATAATAAGAGTGAATTACAAAGTCTATTGGCAAGACAGATACATAATCGCGGTGTAGATTACTCTTCAAATGTGTTTTACAAAGTGAAGGGTACTAGATGCACCGGTGAGATGAATACATTAATAGGTAATAGTCTTGTCAATTCAGCCATGTTAATTGGTATATTGAAGAAATTTAAAATCAAAGGAGATTTGCTTATTGTTGGTGATGATTCTTTGATTTTTTTAAATCGTTGGGATTTAAACAAGACTTTGAGATTATTGAAAGAATACATACCACAAATGGGTCATAGTCTTGTGGCGACAACACATTATGTCTTACAAACGATAAAATTTTGTAGTAGTAATCCCATCTTTACAGATGACAACAAATGGAGAATGATAAAGATCCCATCAAAATGTTATCCAGTTATGGATTCACATCAAAACACCATCACAATATTGGTGGATTGGGAATCCTAAAGACTATAGCTTATGCGGATTCCATTTCAAACGTTGGAGTACCTTTAATAGGTAAACATTGTTATGTGCTATCTAAGGCACTTGAAAGGTACTCATTTAAAATTGGTGCCTTTACAGACACCGATTTATATGGATGGAAACAACGCATGGGGTTACTAGGCAAAAGTCCAGTAGAGCTCTTGAACTGGTTGAAGAAAACACCATTGGAGTATAAAGAACCCAGTTTAAGAATGCGAATGCAGTTTGAAATAGCCTTTAATATTTCACCCATGTTCCAAGAACATATCGAGCATTTGTTGTCACATTTTGAAGTTCCTGATTATGCTCGAATAATGTTAGATACTCCGGGTGATTGTGGTTTCTCTAGGCTTTGACAGCATTTGCCAATGGAATGGTGCACGATACTGGAAAGTGCACCCGCCTGAGTGCATGGTGAAATCATTGGGTATTAGAAACAAGCATGATGAGCCGTTAACCCACCTTTCTCTTAATAATGAAAGGTGAGAAAGTTTCTTCCTTATCGTACCCAATGGTGGAGCCACCCTGGATCTGACGTGGACTTTGGTGTCTTAGATTAGATGGTTTATACAGTTTGCAACCTATAGCCCCATCATGCGTTGGTCAGTTCGGTATGGTGATGGACGTTTTGGAAGTGAACTAACAACCATCATTATGGGTCAGCTCCATAATCTGTAAGGATTGGAAAATAGATGAATAGCCATGAACAATGCTCCAATCAATGTTACCGGGATACTTTATTGCCAGATCTCTGCCGGTATTATATTGGGGTATATTATGGTAAACCATAAGTCTTGGGAGTGGAGTACTTGAAGTCTATTTTTCCATGAATGAGAGTTTCGAAGAGCACCTGTTCAGTGAGTGGCCTAATCAACCCTGGTGCCTCCAATTCCCACTGTAGGGTGTCAAACCATTGATAAGCGTCATTTTTCTGTTATGAAAGAGGTCATCGCAGTAAAGTCTATAATGCCAGTAGTTCATCTTCATCTGTTTGTTAGCAGGTGGATCTCTGAACATCAAAATCCGTTTCGTTCGTATTGAATGGAAAATTTGGTAGTACAATTGCCATCCC